CACTGTATCGTTGGATTTAAAGTTTTCATTAAAATCAAATAGAAACTTAGGAGAATCAGTAACGATAAATGTAAATAATTAAAAATGGCCATTAAACCTTTAAATAAAAGTTGGGGTAGTGATACAAAGAACTTAAATTATGTTGGAAAGGATTTTTCAACTTTAAAGCAGAATCTTGTAGATTTTACTAAGACATATTTCCCAGATACATATTCAGATTTCAATGAAGCTTCGCCTGGTATGGTGTTCATAGAACAGGCCGCAGCAATTGGAGATGTGTTATCGTTTTACCAAGATACGCAATTAAAAGAATCAATGTTAGCGTATGCTAGTGAAAGGAAAAATGTTGTATCGTTGGCACAATCGATGGGGTATAAGCCAAAAGTAACTTCTCCTGCTGTAACTACTATGACTGTATATCAGTTAGTTCCATCAATTGGAACTGGTGTAAACAATACGCCGGATAGTTCATATTATCTTAAAATAAAAGATGGTATGGAAATCACATCTACTACAAATTCTAGCATAACATTTAGAACTGTTGATTCTATTGATTTTGAAAACGAAACCGATAGAGAAATTGATGTATATGAAAGAAACACATCAACGGGAGAACCAACCCTTTATTTGATAACTAAAAAAGTAAAAGCTATTTCCGCAACACAAAAGGAAACAACTGCAACGCTTTCGGATTCTACTGATTATCCAAGTGTAACAATTAGTGATACAAATATAATTCAGATTACATCATTAATGGAAGGTTCTAACAAATATTATGAAGTTCCTTATTTGGCACAAGAAAGTATATTTGTTGAAAAACCAAATACTGAATCAAATAGTGAATTATCATCATATTCATCGACTGTTCCATATATCTTAGAAGTACAAAAAGTACCTCGTAGATTTTCAGTAAAAGTTAATTCAGATAACACTATTGATATACAATTTGGAGCAGGTAAATCTATTACAGGAGATGAAACATTATTACCAAATACAAAAAATGTAGGGTTAGGATTAGCTAATTCGGTAACTAGATTAAATCAAGGAATAGACCCATCTAACTTTTTAAAGACAAACACATTAGGAGTAGCTCCTGCAAATAAAACATTAACCATTAAATATTTGGTTGGTGGTGGTGTAGAATCAAATGTTAATCAAGGAGATTTAACCACAATTCGTAGAGTAGAATTCGAAGAAGATTTATTATCAGTAGCTGATTTAAATCTTTATTCTACTATGAAACAATCGGTAGCAGTTGAAAATTTAGAAGCAGCTGTTGGAGGAAGAGGGGCTGAATCAATTGAGGAAATTAGACAAAACGCTTTAGCAAACTTTGGTTCTCAAAATAGAGCAGTAACTAAACAAGATTATGTTGTTAGAGCAATGAGTATGCCAGAAAGATATGGCAGTGTTGCTAAAGTATATGTTTCTCAAGATGGTGAAATCGATAATAACTCACCTTCATCTATCCTTGCTAATCCAAATACATTGGCTGAATTTACAAATTTAGTAGATAGTTTAAAAAATAGTAGTAAAGTTGATATACAAAAAGAATTAGTTAAATTTTTAGCAAACAAAAAGACATCTTTAAATGAAGTTAATAATCCATTCGCAATCAATATGTATGTATTGGGATACGATGGTAATAAAAAATTAACTACATTGAACCAAGCAGTTAAGCAAAATCTTAAAACCTATTTAGGTGAATATAGAATGATGACTGACGCTGTTAATATAATAGATGGGTATGTAGTTAATATTGGTGTAGATTTTGAAATAATATGTTATTCAAACTATAACAAAAGAGAAGTACTTACAAATTGTTTAACACAAATACAATCATATTTTGAAATAGATAATTGGACATTTAATAAACCAATAAACATTTCAGAAATGGAATTGATATTAGCTAATGTAGAAGGTGTAATGAGTGTTCCATCTGTAAAGATTGGTAACTTATGTAGAGTAGATGGTTCTTATTCGGCTAATGATTACAATATAGACGAAGCTACAAAAGGAAAGATAGTTTATCCATCTTTAGACCCGTGTATCTTCGAAGTAAAATATCCTAACAAAGACATAAAAGGGAGGGCTTTATAATGCATAAATTTTTCACATCATCATACGATGCTAGTATTTACTTACAACAACCAAATCAAAACTCTGGTAGAGATGAGATATTGGAAGTTGGTAAACTTTATTATGGGGCTACTAAAGATATCCATAGAGCGTTAATTAAATTTGATAACACTCCTATTTCGCAATCGATTGCAAGTGGAGATATTAGTGGAAGCTGGAAAGCTTACTTAGTATTACATTCATCTACATCGGAAGAAATTCCTTTAGAGTATACAATATATGCAAATGCAGTTTCTCAAAGTTGGGAAATGGGCATTGGTACTAAATTTGATAATATAACAACCGAAGGGGTTAGTTGGTATTATAGAGATGGCCAAACCGAATGGATGAGTGGTGTAGCTGGATATTATAATTCATATGTAAGCGGTTCAGATACAGGTTCTATATCGAATGGTGGTGGTGGTACTTGGTACACCGCATCTATGGCATCTCAATCATTTTCTTATGAATCTGATGATGTTAGGATGGATGTTACAAATATAGTAACTCGTTGGAATAGTGGTTCAATACCAAACAATGGATTTGTAATTAGACATAGTTTAACAGCCGAAAATGATACAAATGATTATGGTTTATTAAAATTCTTTTCAAAAGAAACTCATACGATATACGAACCAAAATTAGAAGTAGTTTGGGATGGTGTAACTTTTACAACAGGTTCATTAACTCCGATACCTGAAGAGAATTTTAAAATATCCTTTACAAATCTTAAATCAAAGTATCAAAAAAATAGTAGAGCTAAGGTTAGAATTAAAGGTAGAGAATTATACCCATTAAGAACATTTTCTGGAACATTTGATTATGATAATACAAGCTATTTACCCACTACATCATATTATCAATTAGAAGATTATGTAACAGGTGAAGTTATATTCCCTTTTGGAGAATTTACTAAATTACAATGCGATTCAAATGGTAATTATTTTATTATGGATTTAAATGCATTACCAATTAATAGAGTGTATCTACTTAAAATAAAAATAACTCAAAGTGGTATAGATTATATCATAGATGATAAAACAACATTTGAAATAGTTTAAAATGGCAACAAGCTTAGAAGCAATAGCAGAAAAATTACAACAAGAAAGACAGAATAAATTAGAATCAATTCTTAGTATATCTGGCTCTCAAGCTATTGCTAAAAATAATTATGGAATTACTGTTGTTGAAGAATCAAATGTAGCATCATCGTTAGTATTTAAAGAATTAAATAAAAACAAATACGATACTACTGAATTATTGAAAGCAGTAGATGTAGTAGTAACGGAGTTGAAACCGGATATCCCAACAGCCAATTTGGATTTAGTTCCAAAACCATTGTACGATGAAAAGGTTGTTGAGAATGAAGATTTAAGAAAACAGGTAACTGATTTAACAGCAACAGTAGTTGATTTAAATGTACAAATAACTGATTTAAAAGGGCAAGTTCAAACCGAAATTAATAGTAGATTAACGATTGAACAAACAAATGATGCATTAGTAAATCAATTGCAAACATTAACTCAAACGATTGACGAATTTGCTTTACAAATACAAACAGCAGTTCAAAAATCCGTAGATGAATCTATTTTAAGAACATCTTTACAAGCACAAAATACTGGATTTAAAGCACAAATTGAAGCCTTAATTAAACAAATTGATTCATTGAATTCTATCATTGAAGGTTTACAATCTCAATTGGGAGCAGTTCAGAATCAACAAGCAATTGTACAAGGTACACAAGCACAAGCACAAGCGGCTGGTGCAGATGTTGTGAATGAAGTTGCGATTGTTAAAATAAAAACCAAAGCAGATGCAAACCAACCTGCTATATATGGTAAAATAAATTCGAAGGGTGGAAACAAATTCATAAATGGAACAGGTGCATCTATCACTAATAATGATAAGCAACCAATTCAAGTTTCAATTCAAATAGCTAATCCATCTGGAATAGGATGGTTAACTGCATCCCAAACATCTTTTTCAGTTGGACCTGGAGCTAGTACGGATGTTGATTTTAAAATAAATGAAGGAGGAGCCGCAAATGTGGATAGTAAAAAGGGTAAGACTGCTTATTCAAAAAGTGCTGATTATACAGGTGGTAATGTGAAAATTGTAATCACTCGTTCAGATGGTAGTTCAAAAGATAGGTCATACCCAACTAAATTAACTAAAAATCACCCTGATAGCTTTTAATTATGAGTATTAAAAAATATACAAATTTTGAGCAAATAGATTCTAAGGTAGAGAATAAAGGACAATTTCTACAAAAGGATGACTTGTTCATTGTGTCTAAAACGGAAATAGAAGAAACCGATTTTGGTGATTGTAAATATGATGTTATGGAAGTATCTGTTTACGATGTTAATAGTAATTTACTTCCAAATAAATCAGGTAATAATGTTGCTTATATAAAGACAGGTGATATTAAAAATTATTTATATAATCTTACTAACAAAGGAGGCCAGCAAGAATTAGCAATTGATGCTGAAAAACTTTTAAAGGAATTAGGTTTTACAAATGGTATACTTAAATTAAATTTAAACTTTGTAAGGACAAAGGTAGGTACGGATGATAGTTTAACGAGAGTGTGGATACAAGAAATTTCACCTTCAAGAGAAGAAATTCGCATACTCCCTTTAAAAACTAAAGATAATACAATAAATCAACTTACAAATAAAGAATTTAAAAATATTCATAATTTAAGTAAAGATTTTAAATATTATAAAAAAAATATATTAACATCATTAGATACATTTGAATTTAGTAGCTTATCAACCATTGATGATGCGTTAGTTAATAAATTTGGAAATGATTTTAAATCTACTTTAAAAAAGGATTTTGGATTAAGTGATTTAGATGCCTTTAGAGATAAAATATTTAAAGATTTTAAAAATAGTGTAACATATTGGGTTAGTAACAAATATTACGATGTTACACAATCAAATTTTGGAAAACAATCTGAAATTCGTTTTATAGATTGTGACCAATATGATTTTAATTTATTGTTAGCAGAAATTAGAAATATTTTAAATAATTGTATTTCAGCAAATACTAAAACATTAAAAAGAAGAGTAGTTAATTATAAAGAAGTACCGCAAGAATTTGCAGTAGTTGAATTAAGAAAACAAATACAGGATAATTTAGAAAGATTTCAAACAAGAGTTGAAATAAAAAGAAATGTATATGCGCCTGATAAAGTAGATATTGGTGTTAGGGGTGTTAGAGATTTACCACCAATTATAAAAACAATAGATAGAGTAGTTACAATTGAGCCGGTGGTAATAGACCGACCTACTCCTGCTCCTATAATTCCTACACCAGAACCACAACCTGAGCCAACTCCTCAGCCATTTCCTGAACCAACTCCTAATCCTAAAATAGAACAACCTGAACCATTTATAGAGCAACCTACTCCATTTATAGAGCAACCTGCTTATAGTGGTGGTGGAGGTGGCGGAGGAGGAAGAGATTTTTACGAAACTGGTAGAGCATTTGGGGGAGATACGGATATAGTTGATAGAGAGAGTATACAAAATTTACTATAAGATATTTATAATAAAAGATTAAATGGCGGAAGCACCAATAGATTCCCTTTCAAGAGAACCAAATAACACCGATGGTATTCCATTGGATGTCCTAAATGCAGTCGGTGGTGGCGGTGGTGGTGGAGTTTCTACTATATTTGTACCACCAAGCTATACACAAAGTGATATATCCAAACCATTAATAGTAAATCTTGTTTCAAAAAATGGAACTGCTGTTGAATGGTTAGAAGATGGTGTTTCGCAAGGAATAGGACCATCTGCAAGAGTAACACATAATCCTTCTATTAGATTTGGTTCTAAACGAACATATACTGCACGATTAAATAATGGACAAGTATTAAGTTACTTTGAAGTATCAATTGAAAAAGTATTTCCAAAACCATATGTTACAACTCCATATACAACTTCTATAAACTTCGCATCATCAATGTTTGGTGGTATGAATGGAAATGGTTATATGTCAGGATTTAACGCATATGAGTGGAATTATAATTATGGAATAGCTGAACCAATATCATTAAATGATTCTCTTTATGAAGAAGGAATTGTAATCAGAGAATATACATATCAAAATGGAAGTTGGTCTGAAGGTGATACGCAAAAATTATTCTTTACTGATGGTACAATTACATTAAATTTCAATGTAGATAGTACATCCTCTATAAGCCAACCAGTTCAGTCTGGTACACAAATAATTAGTACTCAAACTACCGAACCAAATCCATTAGCTGAATTTGAAATAGTATTTAGTAGTAATTTTAAAAATGAGTTAGGAGATTCGGTATCATTGTCATATCAAATTGTTTCTCAAACAAATGATATTGTAAAAACAGGAACAATTAGTTTATCAAATGCAAATGTAATTGGTACTATTGATAGAAATGTTCTTGATAATGGTAGTGTTAACTTTCAAATAAATGGTTCACTACCAGATGGTATATCATTTACAAACATATATCACGGATTAGCTTCTCAAATTGGTAATCCATCTCAAATAAATTATGGAGCATTAACAAATGTTCCAACTGCATTTTCAGTACCAGCATCTAAACTTAGAAATAGTTTAGTTATTATTGCAAATGCGGAAAAAGTAATTAAATTTGCAGAACCATCTATTAGATTAGATAATACTCAATTTGATGTTAGAGTAAAGGATTCTGATACTGAAAAAAGTATAATAATACCATTCTTTACACAACAAGCAGATAGTGTATTAGTTTATTTATCTCCTGATAAAACATTAAATGTACCGGCTTCTGATAAACAAGTTACTATATATTTCCAAAGAGATTTCCAAGAAGTATATGGGCAG